CTTTGTAAGCATGTATAACTGACTTTGAAAGGGGGTTACGTCATATATCCTACTAGCTTTAGATGTAGCAATAGTAATGTCGATAGGGTCTGTATCTAGCACCTCTAGTGCTGTTTGAATGTAAAAGTTATAGTAATTACCTAACCTACTCATTACTATGTTATCACCACTAGAGAAGCCTAATCTATTCTTAAAGAAAAATATATCAGTTAATCTACGTCCAATGAACGAGGGTGTGGGGTTAGTTTCATCATCCCCTACCTGTGGCTCTGACCAATCTATAAGAGTAGCGTGAAATGTACCATCAGATAATCTATCAACAGCAATAGGCATATTGCTAAAAGAACCTCTAGTTTCCTTAGGGTCTTTAGTCTCTACCCATGTATCTCCATCCCACCTTACATAGTAACTAGTAAACTCACTATTATCATTACCTGTTATCTTAACAATAACATTACTAAAAGGCATATCACTAGGCAAGTCAGATAGCTTTGCTACTGAGCCAACCCAGCCAAAGGAAGCCTGAGAACCCCATGAGTCCCAGTAGGACATAGAGAAAGCCCCTCCATCAGCTTTAGTAATTTGTATAATACTACCAACAGCTGTGGCATTATAAGTAGCGCTAGCATTAATTAAATTAGCTAACTCTGTTGCTGCTACATCTGACTTCTCAGAGGCAAATTGAAATGTAGTACCATTTAAATATACTGCATAGTTATATTTATTGTTGATATCATTAGAAGACCTACTAAGCCAATAATAAGCTACTCTATCATAATTAGTGTCCAAAGCCGGAGCAGTTCCTATAGATGTTACTTTCTCTTTGTTTACTATGAAAGTTCTATCTTGTACGGTAATAGCCTTTAAGTTACTACTATCAGTACCTAAGTAACTCTTAATAGTAGCTTCATCTGAATAGGTAACGCTTTTTGCTACACCTTTATCATCGTACACCTCTAAAGCACCTGTAGTAGTGTTTAAACCAAACAGATACCTCTCATTGCCTTCCCCTCTATCATAGTTATGAAAGAGGCTGACAGCCTTAGGGAAAGTACCTACATACTCTGTACCATTCCTTCGTTGTACTCCTAAGACTACATCAGGGATACAGTTAGTCATATCCTTACACAGAATATCTAAGACTAACTCATCATTCTGTTCTGACATACCCCCATAAGGAGCACTATAGGTTTTACTTACTTTTGCCATAGTTACTCCTATGTTACAGGAACAGGTTTAGTTGTTCTATCTACTAATCTAGTACCTGATATTAGGTTATATTGACTATGAGATAAGTCCTCTTTCTGTACTGTTAGGTATGCTTGTGATACCTTCTCTTGTAATCTCTTATCAGCTGATGTATCCCCTCTAAGGAAGCTTTGTACGTCTCTAGCTGTTGTGTATGCTACTAACTGAGCAAATGACTGAGGTAGTTCTTCAAAATTAAGTTCCCATACAACTAAACACTCTACTTTATCATCAAACAGAAATGTATTGCCCCTTACATCATAGAGGTTGCCTCCTCTTAATGTATAGGTGTCTGATGTTCCTTTAATAGCTAATACTGTAACAGGTACACTAATCTTACTATTAGTAGCATCAGGAACGAATGTCCAAGGTTCTCTATTAAACCACCACCCTCTAGTTTGTAGTTCCTTAGACGTATTAAGAAGTTCTTTACGGATTATCTGAGCTTCATGTAGTTCATCTAAGGAGTCAATGTCTACTGTTGAGGGAATAGGCATCTCTCCTATGTATCTAAGACATAGGTTTACTGCATCTAACAAAAGCATTTATGTCCTTTATATATTTATAAACTCTAAGTTTAGTAATTAGCTATTTTACTAAATTAAAGTACCTAACCCAAAAAGGGGCAACCTAAAGAGCAATAGGAGGGGAGCTACCCCTATACCCTAAAGCCCTAAAGATTACCCCCTTTAGGTTTGATTAGTTAGACTAGGCTGGTACGCCTGTATCACCACCAGCAATAGCACAAGCCATTGAAGGATTAAGTACACCCATTCCTAACCAGTAGAATGTCTTAAGCAAGTCTTGACGAATCTTAGTAGGTAGTGGGTCAATGTCAGTCATAACTTCCATCAACTTAACTACACCTACACAGTCCTCAGTAAATACTAGAGCCTGTAAGTAACGAGTGTTAGTTTCACCTACGTCAACAGTAGTATCTACTGGTAAGTGGTTACTATACATAATTTTAAGACCAGCAATCTCAACGATTGTACCTGCATCTACTCCACCGTTGCCACTTGTAAAGTCACGATGTACACCTTTAGAAGATTGTACAAGGTAGTTAAAGTTAGCTGGAGTAGTAACTACAACAGGGTCACCCGGTACGTCTTTCTCTTTAAAGAGTGTGTTAGCCTCAAAGATAGCTGCAAAGAGTGCATCACCTTTAGCTTCTGGTGTAGCACCATTCACAATGTCATCATTGACTACTTCAGAACCATCAGGTTGCATAACCTCACCACCGATTATACCAGAGGTCTGAGAAGCAACTAGAATCTCAGAGAATACTTCTTTGTCAATCTTAGTAGCAAGAGCCTCACCCATTTGCTTAGCAAGCTTAGCACGAGTGTCAAACGCTAGAATCTTCTCTTCTAGTCGAGAGATAGATAATGCAACATACTGAGGTTGGTCAATAGTGATAACACGTTCTTTAACAGGAATAGCTGAAGTAGATACATCATCACCAATAGTGTATGCTCCACCAGCTGTATCAGCTAACTGTGCAATGATTGGGAAGTAAGCACTAGAGCCATTCTCAATAGTTTGGTTGTATACCATTTTAAGACCGATATTTTTACGGTCAAACGCTTCCATAACTAGCCCAGAGAAAACCTCTTTAGCTAGTGCCATATCCGCAGGATTACCACGAGTTCCCGTAGTATCTGTAATGTTGTTTGCATTAATTGCCATTTGTATTTCCTTAGTTTAATTTAGTTTTTTGATTGTCCTCATTGCTTATTTAATGTGTCCAAAGAGTTAAACACTATCGTTGTATCTCTTAGCTTTCTTCCAGTTGTCTCTTGGGTTCACTACGCATAGCTAATACCTTAAGGCTTTCATACTCACTAAATTAAACATTTACGTTATAATAGTAGCTGTCGACTATATCTACTATCATAACTCTCCTTTCCCCATAGGGGTAGTTAGGCTACACAGTAAAGGAGTAAAACCTGTATAGCCCTGATAACAAGCTACGTGTGCTCGCATTGACGTAGCGTAAGTATAGGTACTTAAATAGTACCTTTCTTCTTAGAAGCTAAAAACTTAGCATCCACCATAGCTGTAAACTTCTTATCCTTACCATAGTTAGGGTCTCTGACATCTTTCTGCCACTCTGTCTTACTACGATAAGCCTTAATATCTCCACTAGCAGCTGAGTTACCCTCAACTCTCCTAGGTGGAGTTCCTTTTCGTAGCTGTAGTGTTTCAACAGCAAACTTAGCTCTCTCTACTGAGCCTGACATCAAGTCCTCATTAAGACGCTGGGCAGTGGATTGATCTAAGTTCTGACTTGCCCATGTGATAAGTTCAGTATAAGCTTCTTCACCTCCTGCTACATTATAGATTTGTTGTGTAAATAATTGCTCTCTAGCCTTAGCTCCTTCAATATAGAGGTCTACTATTTCTTTAGATAAGCCTTTGCCTTCTAACTCTTTGTAATGTTCGTCAGTTAGAGCACCTTGTGATAAGTAAGCCTCTTCGTACTTCGTAAAATCTTTAGGTGAAAGTATTGCATTTACTTTATCCTCTACTTCAGAATTACTTTGTTCTTTTTCAGAAGTATCTTTCTTATTTTCCTCTTGTGGAGGCTCAGATGAAGTATTCTTCTCTGATAGCTTCTTCTCTAACTCTGTATAAGCTTTTACAATATCCTCTAATGACTTACCTTGAAACTTCTCAGGAATCTCTATTTGTTCCTCTTTTGGGGAACCATCATCATTATATTTACTATCAGCATATTGCTCAGTAGTGCCTCTGGCTCTAGCTAAGGCTGATTGTTCCTCAGGGCTAAGGTTAGCTTCTAGGCTTACTTGTTCTTCAGCCATTACTTACCTCCTGTTGTCTTTGCCTTAGGTGTGGCTTTAGCTTCCATTTCAGCCTTAATCTGTGCCTTAAGTGTATCTATAAAACCACTAGACATAATTTCTTTCTCTACATCTCTACGAGCTTCAGCTTTAACACGAGCTAGCTCCTCTTGGTACTTACTTGTTTGACCAGTAATGTTACGTGTGTTCTTCCCATTCTCTTTCTTCTTGTCTCGTAGTACATAATCTGAATCACTAAGTGTTAGTTTGTTACCACTATTACGATTCTTTAGTTTACCTACACTGTTTACTTCAATACTCATTAACTCTCCTTTTATTGTTTACATATACATGGAATCTTAAACTTACCCACTAAGACATAGCCCTTGCCTTGGCATGTCTTACAACTATCCTTGGTTGCCATTTACTAAAGCCTTTCCACCTTCTTGTCCAACAGCTTGTGCTAATGCTCCCCCACCTTGTGCTAACAGCTGTTGCTCTTGCATAGCCTGAGCTTCAGCCTGTTGCTGTTCTTTGGTTTTAACGTATCTCCCACTTGGGAGGTTACTAGCTACTGTAATATCTTCAATGTAGTTATCTACATTAAACCTAGTTTCAATAGCTTTTTGAAGGACTGGTGTTTCTTGGAGTAACATAGAAAACTGTCTAAGCTTCTGTAAGTCGTTATTACGTCCTAGGGCTTCTATACCTGTAATAGGAATAAACTCAAAGCCCTTTGTGTCTACTTCAGGTAAACTATCTAATATTAATCTAGCTAGAGGGACTTGGAACTCCTGAGCAAACACACTATAAACGCCTCCTAGAGATTGTTCTAGGTCTTGTGCCATATACTGAATCTCAGTTGCCGTAGTTCTCTCACTTTGACGAACTGCGCTCGAAGCTACTAGAAATGCTTGTTCTAAACGTCTAGTAGTCTGGTCTACAATAGTCATTACTAGTTGTAAATCATTATGCTTCTCTACTCTAGCTACTGTGAGTTCATTATCAAAGTCAGCAAAGATAGCTTGACCATTCTGTGCATTGTTGAATTCATACATATCAATTTGACTGCCCGGCTTAATACCAAATACAGTCTTACCAGCAATACTAGCTGATTCTAATAGTAATTGATATGCACCCTCTAATGTAATTAAGTCACTTTTATGTTGAGAACAATGCCCTACACCATAGTTATGACCATTAACACTTGTCCATCGTAATGGAATATAAGGGAATGTTTCTCTACTATAAGTAGCTAGTGAACCATCAATATAGCTATCTTCAATATACTGATATTCGTACCAAGTGCCTGCCTTAAGGACAGCTCTTGTATAGAGTACAACATCCTCTGCTTCATCACTAATATCTAAGTCTAAAGCAGTTACAATATCCTCATCAAGTGTATTAGGGTTTACTGTTTCTCTAGTTACAATCTCAATAGGATTACCTCTATAATCTCTGTTAATAACATAGTTATCTAAACGATATGTCTTAAGTCCTTTATCTAGTCTATTCTGTGGTTCTATCTTAACAGCTAAGGCATTACCTGTAACAATTAATGATTTAAATAGTTCTACTACAGGCACTGCTAGGTACTCACTAGCAACCTTCTTTTGTGCTAGGTTCTCAATATCTACTGCTATACGATTAGCTTGTATTAATGCTTCCTCTCCCTGTTGTTCTAACAAGTCCCTTGTGTTTTCGTCAGGTGTTAACCTAAAGAATGGAGTATTAGGTGGTAGCATAGTGAAAGCTAGTTTATTAGCTAAGTTATTTACTAACCTTGCCCCTACATTCTGGTAGGGATTATCTAAGATTGTATTCTCTTTATGAGCATCAGGAGGCAGTAGATAAGGTAAGGTTAGCGCAGCACATGCCCTTGCCTCATCTAATACTGTACTCCTATCCCCATCTAGTGCCTCAAACCTTGCCTTAGCTGAAACCTCAACTATATCTTGTTCGTTAATGTTTACAGCCATTTATTCTCCTTATGCTGTACCTACATTAGATGTAGTACTTGCTCCCAAGGGTATTTGTAGGCTTTTAGCACCTTGTATCATAGCTTTACGTGTACGCTTCTCTTCATCTTCATCTGTGAATTCCTCCATCATAGGTTCTTCAGCTGGTGGAGCAGGTGGGGGTGGGGCTGGTGTCTCAATAACCCTAGGAGCACCTTTGCCTCCTCCTCCACCATAGCACTCAACAAATACACTCTTTAATGACTTCATCAACCCTAATGTATCCTCAAACCCTAATATATCCTCATAACTTCCAATCATGTTACGTACAAGGTGACTTCTTAAATTAACCATATATCCTCCTAAGTAAATTTTAATCTTTTCATATATCTCTCATAAGTAGGTTTAAACTTTTCCATATCATAATAATATGACCTACTAAACTCTTCCCCCTGTGTATGTCTTGTATTGTTTATATTACTAGACCCTATCAATGTAGAACCAATCACGTTATAACCTAGTGTTAGCGATATATGAGCACAAGTAGTAAATAGTGCTATAGTAACATTACTCCCCCTATACTCAGGTACTACATACATATAATCAACTACTAAATGAGGAGTAGTCATACCATATTGGTCGTTAATAGTCATAGTTATAAAACCAGCTAATTCTCCCTCCTTTAATACGTAGTAAATATAATTGTTGTAATCTAGCATAGACAACACCATATCATAAGCAGTCTCCATATTACCTACCATAACCTCAGGGTGTCTTTCCTGAAAGTAGTCATAAACTAAGGAAGCTACTCCTATTTTATCAGAGTAAGGACTACTTTTCTCTAGTAGCTTTACTTCTATTTCTTTCTTCATGTTCAATTATTCCTTTAATGTAATCGATAACTAACTGACTGCCTTGTAACATTCTAATTTCATCAATAGTAATATCTTTACTTTTGGGTAACTTATTAGGAAACCTCTCAGATAACAACTCTAATAGATACTCTAATTCAATACTCATTTATTCTCCTTTTAGGGTATATATGTATAATCCCTCTCCCTCATTTATCTTTTCCCTTCCCCCTCTTACGTCCAACTTAAAGGTTACTTTAAGGTAATAGTGGATGAAGCCCTAAACTAAGGGATTCCAGAGGTCTATAAAGAAATCACCATTTTCATCACATTTTAGCTGGTGCATAGAGGCTAATCTAGCTTGTGTTAGTAGATAACTTTCTACTTCTTCTTCACTACCTTCCATAACACTATTGGCTATCTTTTTTACAGCTTCCCAATATGCTTTCTCTAAGTCCTCTAAACTATAACCTTCTTCCATATCTTCTTCCACTTTATCTAGTAGTTTATTAGCCTTAACTTTACCAATACCAGGTACACCCTTATAACCATCAGTAGTATCACCAGCTAATACCTGAAAATAAAAGAATCTAATAGCTTCCTTCTCAGTAACTTTAATAATATTTCCTTCATTATAGTTAAAATGACTCCCCACTGTTTGATATAATACATCTTTATCAATAGCACATAGGAAATAGTCATCAGGTTTAGCAGTCTTTAAATATACTACCATATCATCAGCTTCA